GCAAATCGTTTTTCTTCTCGTTTGCCTATGTGATCTGGCGGGCGTATTGGAACTGGATTCCCCCATTGCCGTCAGAGGATTTCAAATCAATCCCAAGACAAGCTCTCGGTTATATCTTTTCAGCATCCCAAGACAAGGCCATCGAATTTCTCGAACTCGTGAAAGAAGAGATCGAGACAAATCCAAACCTCGTGCATCTGAAACCGCCGAGCCGGTCAACGTGGTCAAAGACTGAGATCAAGTGCTCAAATGGTGCGGTCGTGAGAGCCAGAGGCTATGGCGTGGCGGTTCGTGGTGGCCACCCCTGCTATGTGATCTGCGATGACGTTCTTTCAGACGAGAATATTTACTCTGAGGTGACAAGAGAGAAAGCGAAAGATTACTTTTACTCAGCGATCACCCCAATGGTCATCCCCGGTGGACAGCTTGTTGTTATCGGGACCCCGATGCATCAGAATGATCTATATGGCGATCTGACTCAGAATGCCGAGTACAAGTTTGCTCGATTCCCGGCTCTTCAAGAAAACGGCAAGGCCCTATGGCCGACTCGATACAATCTCGAAATGCTCAAAAAGAGAGAATTGGAGATCGGCTCAACGAGGTTCGCACGCGAGTATCTGTGCCTGCCGGTATCAGATGAATCGAGTCTTTTTCCAGAAAAGATTATCAGAGAGAATTACGATCAGACGATTAGTCTGGTTAAAGAGATGACTCCTGAATTGCATCAAGAGTACGACGTGTTTGTGGGTGTTGACCTCGCCATGTCGGCCTCAGTCGGTGCTGACTACACGGTGATCGCAACAATTGGTGTAGATCGATTTAAGAATAGGCGCATCCTTGACCTGCGGCGATTTAAGGGTCGCGGCATGACTGAACAGCTAAGAGAGATCGAGGATGTGTACTATTTATTTAAACCTCAAAAGGTTTTTATAGAAGACAATCAGTTTCAGAGGGTCTTTAAAGACGAGATTGTTAAGCATACCGATATCCCGGTTGAGGGATTCACTACGACGGGCAGAAACAAAAACAGTCTCGAAAATGGTGTCCCGTCGCTTCAGGTTTTACTCGAAAACGGTAAGTTTCAGATTCCCCGAAAGACAGATCGCGATAGGCGAGTCACCGATATACTGGTGAATGAGCTTAAGTGCTTTACATATGTGAATGGCAAATTGCAGGGCGTGGGCACGCACGATGACACGGTGATGGCATTGTGGATCGCCAATGAGTGCGCGGCGTCAGTACAGTTTACTTTCAGCTTTGGGTGATTATGGCTTTGGCTGCCGAGAAATTTACGAATGTCGAGTTTCCAGAGTTTCAAAAGATGAGCCGGAAACGAACTGAGCTTAGGCAGGACTTTCTCAAATTTCTCGAAAAGAACTTTGACGATGAGTTGAAATGCAAGGTGGACGCCCAAACGATAAACGAGATCGTTCAGATAGCCGGTGATTGGGCTGTCGGCAGGATGTCTGAGGAGCGGTCAGAGGCGATCAAAGAGTTTGTGGCAGAGATGAAGGCTAATCAGTATGGCGAGGATCGATCAGATTTTCTCGACGCATTAGAAGAGATAGGATAGAAATGGAAAGAGGCATAGTAAATTGGTTCAACAATGATATCGGACACGGTTTCATTAAGAGAGCTAACAATAATGAGGATATTTTCGTTCATTTCAACTATATTGAAGGACAGAATGGCAGAAAAAAACTCACGCCTGGGGATCGGGTCGAGTTCAATACGGTCGAGGTTGAGTTAGACAATGAGGTTAAGCTGCAAGCGCGGAATGTGCGCTTAATTAATTCTGTCGCCAAATACGGGAGATGCCATGAGATACTATCGCGAGGGAACGGTCACGTTATCAGAAGACGATCTGACAAATCCGAAAGAGATCAGGTTCAGAGATGCTGATCGTGAGACAATCGAGAAGGTTATTATCAAAGAAGGCGGCGGGCAGACTCAGGTAGTTGAGAAAACGACCGTTGACTTTGAGATCCCCATGGGCAAGGTGGCCGCTGGCAAGTGGTTTTTCCTTTACTCTGACAAAGAGTTCAAACTCAAGATTGACGATGGAACCGCACGCACGATGGCGGCGGGCAAGGTCAATGAGATGTGGATCAGTTACACCTCGCTCAAAATTTCAAATGAATCGACTACTGATGACATGCGACTTACTTGGGCGATTGGCGGGGAATAATCCATGCGAGACATGAAAGAGATTGCTGGTCTCTTAGATGAGACTATTGAAAAGGGCAATGAGGTAGAGCGAAAGCGGCTTGAAAAGTCAAAGCGGCAACGTCAGTCGATCCGCAAAGCTCTCTCATTCAACCCCATCAATATTCAAGAGGTCGGCCCTGATAGCGGTTTTTACTCACCCTATGAGTGGAATGACAGTGTTGGGGGCTTTATGCCTCACTCACCTGAGCATTGGGCTGAACAGGGCAGAATGGACCGCACTGATATCGGGAAATTATTGCATCAGCAGGTGCGTGATCCCGAAGGTTATCGAGAGGCGAAAGATTATTACAAACTCCTGCAACCCCGCCTAGTAAAGAAATCCCTTAGAAAACTTATTAACGAGATAGTCGATAAAGCAGAGTTTACTAAGGCCCTGCCTGTCGGCACGGTGCATGAGTGGAATGGTATTCCATTTAAAAAGGTTGGGCCGGGTCAATGGGTGCCGGTACATCAGGGTGCGCAAAAGGATCACCCAATTGAGCAAGACGCAACGAAAAAGAAAGAGGCCATTCAGGACATTCTCAAAAGGCGCAAGACTGGCGAGGCGAAAGAGCCGAGTTTCGACGATAAGGCCAAGAAGACAAATCAGCGAGCGAAAGAGATTGCAGATCGCGATAACGAGCTTAATCAGAAAGAACTCGACACGACAAAGCGCGATCTGGACCTGCGCGAGCGTGGGCTTGGTGATCAGCAAAAAGAGAAAGAGACTCGCGGCGTGACAGGGAATGAACTCAAGGCCAAGGTCGCACGTCGGGCACCGGGCAAGGGTGAGCATGTTGATTTAACTAAGCCCGAACGTGATGAGCTTTTATCAACGGGGACGTATGCATTTATCAGTGCGGGGGACGTATGCATTTATCAGTGCGGGAGTTAACCCAGCAGATGAAAAAGATCGTGGATTGGATGAAAAAGCAGTTAAGGCAAGATACGACAAGCTCGAAAAAGAACTGGTCGATAAAGGTTATGCCTACACGCGGGTTAAAGGGCATTATGGCGAAGCTGAGGATTCGTTTTTAGTAATGGCTCATGAGGCCGATCGCAAGCATGTCATCGAACTTGGCAAAAAGATGAATCAAGATTCGGTTATCTATTCTGAGGGTGGCAAGCATGAGATGATCTACACGACTGGCGAGAATGCCGGTAAGAAACACGACGGGCAGGGTCATCAGGTCATACCGCACGCTGAGGACTATTATACTGAGATGACTCATCCCGATGGCTCAACGACTCGATTCTCTCTCAATTTTAATTTCGACAAGATGACAGATGCCGGTGAGAAATTCGGTGACGTGACAGCGATTGGTCCTGAGGGCGAGAAAACAAAAATGGAGCCTAAGGGACAGGGTAAGCCCGAAGAGGGCACCGATAAAAAAAAAGACCAGTCGAAGCCAAAGTCCAGGGAGGAAATGATAGCCCGACAGCATGAGCTTGTTGCTGAAACCAAAAAGCACAAGAGCACTTTCGATCAGTATAAGGATGAATCTGGCGGGTACAGCAAGGAAAGACGGGAATTGCACGAGCAAATCATAAATGATTTCTTAGGTAAGGTTGGCAAATCAGACAAGCCGATCATGATCCTATCGGGTGGCGGCTCTGCATCTGGAAAGTCAACAGTCCTGCATGATGCCTTGCCTCAATTTGACACTGAACTTGCACACATTGATGCCGATGCGATCAAGGAGAAGATTCCAGAGTATAAGGCCATGGTTGATTTGAAAGACGAATCAGCAGCAGCACATGCACATCAGGAGTCATCTCAGTTGGCATCTAAGCTGATTGAGACATCATTTGAATCAGGTCGGCCATTCGTGTACGACTCGACGATGAAAGACACCGAAAAGATGAAGCGGGTGATCGACGAGGCGAAAAAACGTGGCTATGGCGTTCATATTGTATTTGCCGATCTCGACAAAGATATTGCAATCGAAAGAGCACGAAAGAGAGCCGAGCAAACTGGGCGAAAGGTCCCTGAGGACATAATTAAAAAATCTCATGAGGGTGCCATCAAGACGCTTGGCGATATTCATCATTTGGCCGATAGCGTGTCGGTGTACTCAAACAGAGGTTCAAAGCCTCAGATTGCCTATCAGCGACAGGGCAACAGTAAAACTGTGAATAATGATCTTTATGGTGACATGCTTAAGCGCGGGCACACAATCAAATCTGAAAAACCAAGCTCTGATGGCGGTGATGAATTAGTCAAAAGAGTGTTGGATGCGATAGAAAAAACAAAGGTGGGGCACGACAGAGACAATTATGACTCTCCTGATGAGGGGGTAGCTCACGATGAATACCCCAAAGGGAAGGTGAAAAATGAAAGTAAATGAAGCTCTCGATGAGTTAACAAAGGGGTGCGGGTCTGAGCGAAAGAAAAAGCTCAAGAGGTGTGTTGGGCATGTCAAGGCTCAGGGTAAAGACGAATCGTCTGCCTATGCGATATGTCAGACATCAGTTAAGGGGATGGATATGGAGAACGATTTGAACAAGGCTGGTAAGTCAGGTGAGGGATCTCGTGGCGGCAAGGTTATCGGTCATACGAGATCGGGTAAACCAATTTATGATAATCCATCTCACGAGGGCCACAAGAATTTTGATCACAATGACCATGCTGAGGCAGCAAATTTGCATCGTGATCTTTACAGGATGACTTCTCCTGATTTGGCTCATCATGGAGAACGTGAGGCGCACCGAGCGGCTTTTAATGCTCATGTTTCTTCTGGTCGTGAAAAACTTGATAAGCAGTTGAGCAAAACAACATATAAGCAGGCTCATGAGAAAATACGATCGGCTCTCAAGTCTAATGGTTGGAAAACGACCGATGGGCTTAAGTATAATCACGCCACAAGTCCAGACAATAAGCATCGTATCTATTTTACTGCGCAGTCGATGCATCATAGTTTTCAGCCGACTGGCAGTGGTCATTCAATGAATCTTGCTCACTCTATGCATGATGACTCAAAAAAGATATCGATGATGCCTGATGACAGGATTCACAGCCATCTTGATAGGGTGACAAGGGCAAGGTCAGGAGAGCTAGATGTCGGACCCATTAACAGAAGTTTTACAGTGAGGGACATTATGAAAAGTAGAATGCCAGATTCTTTGATCATCCAAGATTCAGAGAGTGATTCATCTTTATCAAAGGCCATTAAAGACGGTGACGTTTCTCCCGCGACTTTGAGTCGGTCTGGTGAGAGCACCTTGCTTAAGTCTGATCAGTCGTTTGATCTAACCAAGGCGGCGGGTGAATCCAAAGAGGATCAGGCAGCCGAAGAAGAGGACGACAAAGAAGACACCGAAGAGTCGATCACCAAAGAACAGATGGGCAAGGCCGAGTCTGCGCTTGATGAACTTTGCAAGGGGTGCGGTGGCTCAAAGAAAAAGCGAAAGAAAGAGCTTGAGAGCATGAAGTCTGAATGCCAGCCGGTGATTGATGAGATCACTGCTGCCATCAATGCAGATGACTTTGGCAAGGCTTACATTGGCTTTAAAAAGCTCACTCAGAATCTCTCTGGGAAGGTTGACAATCCAAAGGCTGTCGCGGCGTCTATTGGCCGCAAGAAATATGGCAAGGGTGCTTTTCAGCAAGCGGCTGCGGCTGGGCGCAAGATGGGACAGAAATCTGTCTCTTCAGTCGGTGAGGCTCTTGACGACTTAACCAAGGGCTATGGTGATGAGTATCTTATCGATACGCATTCCGAGTCTCATCATACTGATGTTGATAAGCAGGTTATCGCATGGCTTACGCAGGCTGCGCCGATCAACCCATATGATGAATCTCATAATCAAACACCTCAAAAAATCGATCCGGCTCGGCCTGGGTACACTCAAGAGAGGTCGTTCTTGATCCACACTCGCTAACTGTGCCAGCACAGTTGGAGGTTGCAGATGACTGATATATTAGAAGAATTAGCGCAACAGGTGCAAAAGTCGGAAACTCGCAGGGTTGATTCGCCGAGGACAGCTACACCTCAGCGACCCCCTCAGAGGCGTTCAGACTCAATCGTGAAAGCGAGAGGGCCGGGTGGGGTGATCTTTGATTTCGGTCCTTGGACTGGCTGCAAGTATGCAGATCAGTTTACTGCACTTTTGCATCGACATGCAGATCCCCAGCAGATGCAGATTGCAAGAGATCAGGGGTCCGAGTTCAATAAGGCGATACATCGTTATGTTGAGGTCGGCCAAGACGTTTATGAGCGCGAGCAAAATAACTCGATTGAGGATGCCGCGAAATCTTGGAACAAACAATTCCGAGGCTCGACCGATGAGGTCATCTCGAAATTGCACGAAGAGGGCAATCTGACTATCGATAATCCTCATTCACTGACGAAGGGACCGCCTGGATCGAGCAAGCATGAATTTTCAAAAAGCACGAAAGTTGTTGGCGGTGAGACTGTGACTGCGAGATCGGAGACCGATGCTGCGGTGATCGAAATGATGAATGGGATGAATTTATCAGAGGGTGAGTGATGGGCTTAGTACGAGAATTTTTAACTAAGTCGGTAGGGTTTGTTCGCGAAGAGATCATGCCGATTAAATACGAGTTGATGAAGGCTGGTTTGCTGACGCCACCGGGCAATGCGGCGTATGATCCCAAGGCTTACATGGTTGATCCTTTCAACTATCAAGCGGCGATTTATGGCTACAAAGAAAAGTACACCTTCATTGATTACATCAAGGCGCGACAGATCAGCTACTCAGACCCGGTGATTTCGGCGATCATTCAGACTCGAACCAATCAGGTCGGATCATTCGCGGTCCCCCAATCAGATCGATACAAGACAGGCTTTAGGATCGGTCTTCGTGATAAAAAGGCCAAACCAAACAAAGCGGCGATGGGCAAGATTGAAGAGCTTCAGCAGTTTATAATGAACTGCGGGTATCAAGAGCAATTTGAGGACACGCCTGAGCGCAAGCGCCGAGATAACTTTGAAACATTTTTGCGCAAGGTCACTCGTGACTCGTTGACCTATGATCAGGTTAATTTCGAGGTAGTGCCTCGGATGAACAAATTGCCATGTGAGTTTATCGCTGTTGATGCGGCCACCATTCGGCTCATGCCGGATTTTCAAGAGCGACAGGCTCTTTGGGGCGATCAGCGAACATCCCCGAATAATCA